ACATTCATGACTCTCTCTCCAGTTATTGAATTGAGCGCGAGTATAGAAATGCCGACATTTCGTTTCGATTGCGGCGAGATTACAGCCGCATCGTCACGGGCGCGGGCAGGCAGAGAAGGGGGCGGGAGAAGGACGGGACTACTCCGCGCCGTGGGCGCAGCTGAGGATTCCTGAGATAAGTCAGACAACAGTGGCGAGATAAATCCGGGTCAAGACGATTCTAAGCGGGAAGATCTGGGCCCGGCTTCGCAAAAGGATTGCGCGGTATGAAAATGGCGGCCGGCTTGCCTTCAGCCGATTTCGCCGCCAAAGAGATCGCCCTGGCGCTCCGCGACCAGTCGCTTCTGAACCCGCGCAATGAGCTTGTACAGCCCGCGCGCGGTCATGTGGTGCTTCCGGGCCAACTCGGCATAGTTGTTGCCCCGGAATTCCTCGTAGATCTTCAAATCCCGCTTGGCGATTCGGAAGAAGTAGTCGCGTGGGAACGTAAACTGCTGCCCCCCCCAGTTCTCCGCGAGTTGGTTGGCTACCGCGTCGCCCGCCTGTTCGGCGACGTCGCTGTCGATGCCATGCTCACGTAGGACCTGTGACGTGTGGGCGCTGATATCGGACAGCAGTTCGTGCCGAGCCAGCGACATGCGATCTTTGCCTTCACCTTTAGCCATTGCCGCCTCCGTCGACTTGCTGCGGGAACCGGCTCCGCCACTTCTTGAGCTGTTCGATGACGGCCTGGGCCTGCTTGACCGTCAGCCACTGGAGCGCATCGCAGCCGGTCTGTCGCTTCACGAACGTGGCCAGCGCCGCCTCCGACGGGTTCTTGACGACGCCAAGATTCGCTAGCTCGATCCATAGGCCGCGAATCATGCGGGATTGCTCATCGGCCGCCATCGGCCGCGTGCCCGCGGGCGTGGAACGCACCTTGAAGCCACACTGCTTGAGGTGCTCCACCACGCGGCGCAGGGCTGGAACTGTCAGCGCAGCGGCGCTATCCTGACCTCCAATTTTCTGCAGGAGCACTCGATAGGTGTCTTCTGCCATCTCTAGATCACGCCTGGCGACGTGGATCAATCGGATCAGTCGGCCGCGCTCGTCTGTGCCCGTTTTAGAAGCCATGTGTATGCCCTCCATAGGGAATTGACGAATAACGCAAGCTGGAGCTCATCGCCCCACGCCCCGTTCGCATTTGATGGGCTGCGGTCCGAGCACCACTGCAAAATGGCCAAGGCCCAACATACCGACCATCCATAGCAGTACCGCAACTCCACCGATGTACTTAAGGATCGTGCCCATCACACGCTTTCACCTTGGGACCGCTCGAGCATGGCGGCATCAATGTTTGCGCTCGTCCTGGAATATGATCGTTGTCCGATAGACTCCCAGATGGAGGCAATACGCTGGCGCATTTCGAGGTCGGTATGATCGTCCGTGAGCCACCGGTACCGAGCTGCATCGCCGACGACCGCACGCACCAACTCGATAATGTCCTCTATCTCGAAGCTACCGCGAGGGCCACGCACGATACTCACGATGCTTCGGAAGCCATCTTGCCAGCGATCCTTGCGCACGCGCTTTCCGTCTTCGCGGATTTCCCACGCATCGCGCTCATCCCCAACCCCAACCTGTAAGGAGTCCTTGGCGGATTCCCGCGTGCGAATGGCGGCAAGAGTGTTTTCAATCAGACGCAATGCGCGATGCGTTTCTTCGTCCAGTCGCGCCAATTCAGTCCGCAGGCACACAGTCAGATATGCTGCTTCTCGTGCGAGTTTCGAGTCGACCGATTCCGCCTTGCCGCTCTGGTGCTGGCGGGCGGTTTGCCAGATTTCCCATGCTTCCTGCACCCTGTGGCTACAATACTGACCGAGCCTTTCCGATCCTGGAGCGTCACGACGATAAAGATAGTCCTCGCCGCGGGCACGCATACATGCCTCAAACGCTTCGCGCTCCCCCGCCTGTACAGCGGGTGCTTGGGTGGAACAGCGCGCTAGGTCTCGACCAAATTCAGCGAGACTGCCGCTTTTCCACAATGCTTCACCAGCATCGTTCCGCGCGATGCGAATCGTTGGGAAGGTGTAGGACACCGGCTTGTTTCCGATCCAAGCGCCGATGAATTCGCCGCGCTCGATGGTCCATTGGCGGCCACATGTCGTCTTCACATAGCGCTTACCGACCTTCTCTACGGGATAGTTTCCGAGCGCCACGCCGTTTCGATCCAGCACTTCGGCCGTGTCACCCACGGAAACTGGTCCAAGCGACTCGGCTGGGGCGTAGTAGAGGGCACTCATGATTTACCTCCCGTCTGCGCCTGATCGGTCATGGCGGCGCGGATAGCTGCACGCAGGTCGTGGGGCGCTACCTTCGCGTCGCGCGTCCCGATGCGGCCCGTGCCAACGTCGATAATGGTGCCGTCATCGAGATAGATTGTGTCCACCAGTCGTTCAGTGAGCCAATCCAACATCGCTCTATCCGCCGATCCCGCCTCGCTCGCCGTGGCTGCCGGGGTGACCGCAAGCGATTCGTAGCGGTGGATCACGGCAGCGGCGTTTGTTACGGCCGAGCATTGTTTGTCGCGGTCCACCCTGGCGACAGCGTGTAGACAAATCAGCGCGTCCAGCAACTCGACGTTCGGCGCTGGTGCGGCGGGCGCGGCGAGTAGGGCGCGGGCGAATGCATGGCGCCATGTCGGCACGGCGCGAGTGTCCAAGCGCGCATCCTGCACGTGGTAGCCATGCGACTCCGCAAGGGCTTCGGCGGCGGCATCGTGGATACGGTCGATTTGCTCATCCGTCAGCCCCTGCCCCGTCGCTGCGTTGCTGGCCTGTGCGGCGGTGGGCCTGCGCAAATAGAGCCTTGTGCCGGGCGTCATGGCTCGTTCGCTTCTGAGGCAGACCATTCCTGCTGGCGATGTGACGCGGTAGTAGGCAGTACCATTTGCGTCGACTAACTCCCCATTTGTCGGCAGTTCATAGGGCTGCATAGCAAGCCACCTAACACCCCATTCTTTCGTGTACTCCGCCACCGGCTCGCCCGTCGCTGCGTTGCTGGCATCCGCAATGAAATTCATCGTATTTAAATGACCTTCCTGCATTGGCATGACGTTTGGATTGGTCGGCACTGGTTCGTCTACCGCTGGCGCAGCTTCCATAGCTTTCATCCAGAAATAGCAGCACAGATTCTTTACTTCTGCGCCGTCCGTGATTGTCTTAGCCCATTCTTCTTCGAAGGCTTCATTCCTTCTGCCGGGGGCGGTCACTATGAGGGAAGGCTGCTTCCCCCCCGCCTGCGATTGCCAAACATCCCACGCCGCGTGCGTCAGTTCACTCAAATACCAGCCGCAATTTCCTTTTGTGAGGCTGTATGGACGGTAGCGCTTAGGGTTCGTTTCGTTGACCCATACCTCAAAGGCTTCTTGTGAGCCAAGTGGGCGGCGCAATGCGAAATGGCGCACAGTGTTTAGCCACGAATCTGTGCGGGCAAACTCTTCGAAAATCTGCATATCCGTCAGCCCTTGCCCCGTCCCCGCGTTGCCGGCTGACACGGCAGCCTGTGCGGCGCGATGCATGGTTTCCCGCGTCGTCTCTGGAAATCCTTCCCACGCCTTGCCGGCGCTCCATGCCTCCGGGTAAATCACCCGGCAGATCGCGATCGCCATCTGCTCAATGCTGTTTTGGGTCATCTTTCTTCCTTGTTTGGCTGCTCATCAGTACCAGGCCACCACACCCGATAGACAGCCACCAAGCAGGCATTTCGCAGAATTCGGGTCTGCCTATCCATATTTCCCTCTGTGGCTGCTCGTCAGTGCCAGGCCGCCACGCCTGGCAGACCGCCTCCCGGCGGTTTCGCTTCGTTCAGTCGGTGGTGCGGGAGATCAACCACGCCGACCCACAAGGCGCCAGAAAAATGGCGCAAAGACACCGGCCAAAAATGCCAAGGCCAGCGCCACCAGGAGTGCAGGGACGCTGATGATCAGCATCACTTCACCGTGTCCTCGTCCGAGCAACCCACCAACTCGGGGGTGTATCCGCAATAGCGCTTCACTTCCTTGTAACCACCAGCAATCTGGGGAACCATGCCCGTGCACGTGACCAGGCCGTTGTAGTTGCTGTCGCTGGGTCGGCACTCGTTCCAGGCGCCGCGCTCTGTCCCGGCGGACGTCTTCCACTCCTTCTCGTAGAACTGCTTGGCGTTGATCTGAGCGCGCTGGCGCTCCTCGGCGGTCAATGCGTGCACCTTGTCCTTCACCTGCTCCTGAATCTTCTGCTCGGCGGTCTTCTGGCCGCACGCCGCTACGGCCAGGGTCGCGGCGATGGCTACGGCCAGCGCAAATCGGCGGCCAATGGTCGACTTCTTCATGGTGTTCGGTCCTTTCGGGTTATCAGGCACAGCGCCTGCCGATGCCCCGCGCGCGGCGAGGCATGAGCCGAAGCTGAATGAGCCGGTGATCAGTTGACCGCTGCCTTCAGCGCGGTACCGGCCTTGAACTTCGGCACCTTGCGGGCGGGTACCGTGATGGACTCGCCGGTCTGTGGATTGCGCCCTTCGCGCGCGTCTCGCTGACCAACACTGAACGTGCCGAAGCCAACAAGAGCTACGTCATTGCCTTCCTTCATGCTGCGCGTGATGCCGCTCAGGACGGCATCGACCGCATTGCCGGCGGCTACCTTGGTCAGGCCGGTTTGCTTCGCCACGTGGTCAATCAATTCAGACTTGTTCATCGATATTTCCTATGCTGGTTGAGGTTTTCCGGGAAACCGCCCGGTACGGACTAAATCGCTGCGATATCGAGGGAAATCGGCCTGTACTCGTCTGAGCCTTCGATGCGCTCATAGAAGCGCACGTAGGTCTTCGTGCCGATGGGTTGGATGCTTTCGCTGATGGCCCGCATCGCGCGGTCCCAGCGTTCGTCCTTGATGTCCAGACGGCGTAACGAGAGGATGCGGCCCGTGTTCAGGTTGCCTTCCTTATCGGTATCGAAAGCACCCTGGATGATGGTCTGGATCTCTGGCCGGGAACCTTCCGTCCACTCGGTGAGCAGTTCGTCGATGATGGTTTTTGCGGCCTGCAGCCGTTCGTCGAACGTGATCCTCTCCGCGCTACGGAGCTGCATCTTGAAGTTGCCGTCGTAGGAGAGCAGCGTCACGTTGCCGGCATCACCGCCGATCTTGGCCTGGTACAGCTCGGCCGACATTTCCATGAAGGCGTGGACGTCGCCGTACACACGCTTCTTGAAGTCAGCGATCTTGTTGCTGAGCATCTTGGCCAGCATGGTCAATTCGCGGACCGTCTCGTCGCGCTGGCGATCGATGGGCTTGACCATCTTTTCCGGCACAAGGTGGCCGCGGGCGTTCTTCATGAAACCGGCGGGGATAACTTCGGGTGTGGACTGCATGGATGCCTCCAGTGGGTCAGTGAAGCGGTTCAGGGCAATGGGCTCGATCGCTGGCTAGCACCGAGCGGCCAAGCGCGTGGCTGCGAGCAGCGTGGGCGTACAAGATCAGGCCCTGCATGGCCCTCTCCGATATCCAGCCGATGCTGGCGGCGAACACGACCAGCGAGATGCCCATGGCAGTGCTCTCGTGAATCTCCACGGGATCATTGGCATCGGCGGCAATGTAAATGGAGCCGAGATAGCCGATCGCGAGCTGCAGGAGCTCCGGCCGCCATTCGATGGGGGTGGAAGCTGCCGTCTCGAAATCGGATTTCACCTGTGAGTCTGGGATGGTCATCGGTTGGTCTCGGTGGTGGTTGAGTCGGTCGCACCGATTAGCGCCCGGCGTGCCAGTGCCGTCTCGGTGACTGTGAAGGCGAGGAGACCACCGTCGGCGCGCACAAGCACCAAGGCCCCCTCATGCAGAAAGACAACAGGCCGGTGTGCCGGCGGGTTGGGAGGCGATGGCGCCGTGAGGGATGGGGCCTGGGGCGCCGCGCGCCATCCAAGCGCGTGCTTCTCCAGAACGAGAGTGCTGGGCCGTCGCACGGGCTGCTGGAGCTTCAGATCTCCTTTACCCACCACGCGGGCAACCTGTCTGCTTGCTCTCTGGCCGCCCCATACCCCGGGTACCGTATGTTCGGCGACTCGATACTCCCGTTCACTTGACGCACCCCGCGCCGAGACCAGACAGGTGACCAGGTCGCCGTTATCGACATGCGGCTGCAGGAGCTCGGTGACCAATTCCGCCGCGACTTGGCAATGCGTCGCGATCGCGTTGGTGCGCGCCATGCCTACCTTGGCCAGATAGGCCAGAATCTGCTCTAGCGGGGTCATACTGCCCTCCAGAAGCGCACAGTTTGGCCAGCGGGCTGAGCGTCCTTACAGCACGGCAAGCCACGCGGCTCGTTGAGCCCGGCGTGATATCCGAAGGCCAGCACCGCTAGCGTCCACACGCCGATGACCAGGCACAGCGCTACACGAGAACGAAACCAAGGCCGCGCAGTCATGCTGCATCTCCCGACAGAAGCTTCAGGCGGGCGGTCAGGTCCTTACGACGGGTGCGATACCACTGCTCCAGTTCGACGAGATTCGCCTCGGCGTGGTCCAGCTCTTTGCGCATCCAATCGATTTCGCGAGATGCGCGCTTTTCCTCGCGATCCAGCGCCCGCAATGCGCGCATCGTCTCGATGCGGGACAGCGTGCGCCGTACCTCGGCAACAACGCGGCCAATGCCTGCGCGCAGTTCGCGAAAGACCGGGTCATCCCTCAAATGCCTGGGCATAGCCATGAGGCTCTCCTTAGTGGGCGCGCTGCAGGGCCTGTTCGACCTGGCGCTTCGCTTCCGCGCACTGCTGAATGAGCTGGACCATCAGCTGCACGTTGCCTGTCTCATGGGCAGCGATGATTTGCCTGAGGACATCCCGCGCGGTTTGTGCGAGATCCGCCTGCTGCTGCAGGACGCCGAACACCCGCCATCCGTATTCCTCGAGCGACTGGGCGTGTCGCACGAGGTCGGCGTGCGACAGCTTCTTTGCATTGGCCAGAGGCGGACCCTGGATTACCATTGCCATGTCAGACTCCCCTGATCACGTCGGCGGTGACGGTTGGCACGCCAAGGTCAGCGGCCAGGTTCATGGCGGCGGTCAGGAGGTTGCCGACCGCGAGGGGATGCAGCAGCGATACGTCTTCAGTGCGCTCGTGGCGATTCGCGCGCAAGGTCAGACGGGCGCGCAGTGCGTCGACGCCGCTTGCATCGATGATCTCGGCGACGGGCTTGTTGTGACGCCCGAACTTGAACTCCAGGTACTCGTCCAGGCGCGGACCATTCAAAGGAGCCAGCTCGACCATTTCGCAGCGCTGAACCACTTCACGCACGTCCTGGTTGCGCTCCGATAGCTTCACCTTGAGCTCGGGCTGACCGATCAGGATGATCGAGAGCAGCTTCTTGAAGCCCATCTCCAGTTCGAAGAATCGCTTCAGGTGCTTGAGCGTGGGGACGGGCAAGGCATGGGCCTCGTCGATGACCAGGCAGTGCTTGTAGCCCGCGGCATGGCTTTCCTTGAGTGCCTTGTGCAGCTGGGCGAAGCGGGCTTCCGGGCTGCTCTTGACCTTCTCGAGCGGGGCGACGGACGCCATCAGCGCCTCGGCGATGTGCGTCGCCTTCAGCGTCTTGCCCTTCTGGTCGTTATCCTCCATGGCGAGCACATAGGGCTTCACCAGAACGACCTGGTGGTGCTCGCGGATGATCCGGTCCTCGAGGTCGCGCAGCAGCGTGGTCTTTCCGGCGCCGGATTCTGCGACGACGGCCAGCAGGCCACCGTGCTTGGCCGTGGCCAGCATTGCCTCTCGCACGTAGCGAATATCGGGGCTGACATACATGTCCTCATGCGACTCGATATCGTCCTGGAACGGGTCGCGGAAGATGCCGAAGTGCTTGCGGGTGGCGGGCAACAGGATCTGCTTGCGGAGCAGCATGGATTCCTCCTCGGTTTTGATATCCGGTGTTTGCAGTTCAGCGGAAGACGGGGCCGTGGTATCCGTGGCACCATCGAAGGCGGTCTCGATCGCGGCATGGCTCACGCCGCGAGCGGTCAGGAAATCGCAGATGCGCTCCTGCAGGTCGGTTTCGTCCAGGCTCTTAGGCCATTCGCCGTGGTTCACGATTTGTGCGATCGCCGCGGCCGAGAGACCGAGGTGGTCGGCGAGCGCCGTCTGCTTGCAGCCGGCATCACGCAGGATCGTCTTGAGATTCAGCATGGGGGACCTCACTCACATTCCGCCGACAGCACGCAGCGGGGTTGGGACGAGCGCGGCAGGCCGTGAAAGCTCCGCCACGATGGAATCGATCTGATCGGCCGGCACGCCGTTGGGAAAGCGCTGGGCAAGCCGCTGGTAGTTGTCAGATGTCCAGGCGACGCCGATCGCCTCGATGCGAGACTTGATCTGTCGTGCGGCATCGACCAGCGACAGCGGCGGAAACTCGACCTTGGGCGCGACCAGGTCGTGCGCGGAACCTCGGCGTGGCAAGTAGGTCGGGAGCTCCGCCTCGTTGATATGCTTGTAGGGATCGAACAGCCCACCAAACGGCAGGGCTTTGGCTTTGCGCGCCGCCTCGGCATCGGCCGCTGAACTGGTTCCCGTGACCAGCTGCTCGATCTCCTTGATTGCCTTTTGCGCGGGCGTGTCGGCATGACGATGGAAGGTGTCGCCGATCGATGCCGCGCCGACCGCGAACCCGTATTCATCCTTAGGCACGACCTTCACCACGTGGTAGACCTCATGGCCGTCTTCTCCCACGAGCACGACCTGGGCGGCGTCTTCGCGCCAAGGATTGCGGGTGATCAGCAGCTTCTCGTGCACGAGCACGTCAGGGATGGTGGATACGTCGAACTCTTGGCCGCTGAACGACACACGCAGGTTCGGCGTAACCTTGCGGCACACCGGCTCCGCAACTGCGAGCTCCCTGCAGACATCGATCGAGGGTGCCTTGATCAGCTGGTCGGCCCGAATGGTCATCCAGGCGTGGCTGCGTGTCTTGCCGTGGCGGCTATGTACCGCCGTGGCATTGAAGTGCATGCGCCATTTGCGGGCCAGCGCGTTAAGCTCTTCGAGACTTCCCACCGGCTGGAACTTCAGACCGGGCTCGAGCTTGCGCTCGATGATGTTTCGCGCGTTCTCGACTTGACCGGTGACGCGGGCGTTGCCTGGCTTATGCACAATCGGCCGAATGCCGAGGGATCGGCACAAGTTGCGTGTCATGGCCGACGTGTTGGCCGAGCCCGGATCCATCATGAGGATGTGGGGCACGCCGTGCATCATGTCGGCATCGCCACGCTCCTGCATCGCGTTGATGAGGATGGAGCAGAGGTTCTCGCCCGATTCGGCACCTAGCACATACTCGACATAGATCCAGCCGCTGGTGTGGTCG